AAGGAGATGAGTTAACAATATCTAGAACTCCAGACGAGCTTTTTATTTATTGGATTGAACAAGGATACGCCGATAGAAGTGAACTGACCAGACCAGCACTTCGTGATTGGTATTGGGATAAGATTCTACAAGCTATACAGAATATAGGTGGATTGTCTTATAATAATATGGATAAATTGTATGAAAGTGTTAATCCTGCATATTTGAGGGAGTATTTACAATCAATACAGTAATCAATCATTTTTGTGTTTTTGTTTTGTATTATACTGGTTTTTTATTAGAAAAAAGATACTACTTTTGTCAACAAGAATAAGCTTCTTCCTTCCACGCCACCAGCAGAAAGTGTGCCATCCAATACATGAAAGATTGATGAATGAAATAACAAGACGAAAGAGTATATTGACAAATTATGGAAATTCGAGGATAGCAAATTTTTCCGAATCTGCAAGTTGCCCAAAACTAAAGTTCGTGTGGCTGGAAACATACAAAGATATAAAACTTGTATAAGTCTAGACAGTCATAAAAATTTTATTATGAAATAATTCTTGATTTTATAATAAAAGTCGGTAATTCATAAAAATAAGAGAAACGTTTTGATTACCTCATAACTCGCATATATAATTAAAATTTAAAAAAACATTTGTATAAAAAAAATGAGTAAATGTGTTGTATGCAAAAGTAAAATTAATTCTTGTATGGTTAACATCCATACTTGTAGATGTAAAAATATTTACTGTAATTTGCATATGCACGATCATAATTGCACATTTAATTACAAAGAAAGTTGGCAAAGTAATTCCGAAAAGTTTCTACCAAAAATAAACGGTGAAAAAATTAAAAAAATATAATTATTTAATATTGAATAGTCAACAACCTAATTATTTGAAATTTATCAGAATAAGGTTGTGTTGACACAAGATTCAATATTATTTAAAGTGTAAAACACGTTAATAAAATGGCTTCAAGAGTGTATTCATCAAATGGAGTATTGCTACCATATATTGATTCAAATAGTCGATATTTTTTATCAAATTGTAATGATAATGCAACAGAATTTTCATTCAAGATGAAAATCGTAGATGACAATAATTTGCAAAATTTAGCTTTTATGCCAAATACACTAATAAAAGATGTGAGAGATTTTATGAGTCAGTTTATTCTATATAAATATAATCAAACTATTCCTACTACATTTATTTCTGTTATGGATCGTCATTACAATGATATCTATCCGGACGATATTACCATTAATGAAGCTTTTAAAAAATCAGGTGGTTTGTTCACAATTGAATTTGTGAATAAACAAGATTTTCTTACTAGAGTAAATTAATAAAAATCAATTATTGATAAAATTGATTTTTGAAACAAAATTTTCTAAAATGATTAGAGCAAATGACATTCATAAATGTTGAAGTTCAACGTACTTTCTTCGAAATTGTTTGCACAAGACGCAGAAAAAGAATCATGTATGGTGTAACTCCATATCAATCAATAATTCTTAGAATATTGTTTGATAGATGCCTTAATATTATTTTATGTCATCATCCTCATATTTGGTCTTATGGAACTGGAAATTTACTTATTGCACCAAATATTCCTGACATTGTAACAAAGTCAATTGAACGTGCAATTGAATGGCGTCTTGAATCGTTATTAAACCAAGAAGATGATTTGCAACTACGTAATTCATTTGGATATTATATCAGATATAGTTTTGAATGTCGTGAAAGAATTAGTATATTTCGTAATCAGTTAAATTATCAGCATGGAGAACATTTGCAAATGTTTAAGTATATTGATTCAATATCTCCTCGGCTTAACGATTTATGCGTAAATATAAAAGTCATTGATCGTATAGGTAAGTTTAGATACGGAGAGTATTTTACTGAAGGTTATTTAACAAACAATAATTCTGTTAGTGAAATTTTAAAAGAATGCAATCAAACACCAAATATTAAGATATTGAGAGAATTTATGTTTGATATATTGGATCCAGAATTTGCAACAGAAACAATCGCAAGTCTTGTCATCCCTAACTTGTTATTATACGGTGATGAGAAATCAGAATGTGTTGTCTGTCTACAAGAAAAGGATGTTCTCATATGGCCTTGTCACAAATTACATGTAACTTGTACAGAATGTACTATTGAATTACTATCTTGTAAAGTTTCTTGTCCATTATGTCGTCAATCCATTTTGTACAAATATGGTAAATGGCACATTGATAAATAACTAAATAAAATATAACAACAATCACAAATTGTTGTTATTTTACACAAATTTAATTTGTTTTACTTTTGTAAAAATAAAATGTAGTATTATAATATAAATGGAAAATGTTCAAGATGTTGATTTTAATTTTTTCACACGTTTGCCATATCAAACTATAATTGAAATACTAAAACAACTTTTAAATCAAGAAAATGGTATTGAAATATTTGATAGGCTTTTAAATACACCAAACTTTCATTTAATAAATTGTTTGTTTGCAGCAAAAAATAAAAAATCCCTATGTCTGATGAATACTCGTTTGTGGCTACTAATTCTTTCTTCAATGGGATACGATGGTGAATCAAATACTTTTATTCCTGAGAATAGAAGGTTTACATGGGATAATTCAATTATTGAGTACCAAAAAAATGTAATTAACCAGTGTTTATACACAAGCCGTGTTCATGATTTGATTGATTGTTTGAGGGAAGGAAATCAATTGGCTATATTCTTATTACAAAGGCTAGAAAATCAATCAAACGATCCTTATGAACGTGATTTTCTTTTAGGACGACAACCAATTTGGGATCAAATACATCATACAAATAATACGTTGAGTAATTTTTTTCAACAATGGATGAGAGGACAAGTAGAAGGTCCGTCAATCAAGTATTGGGATGTAAGAGGTGTGACAAATATGATAAATTTGTTTGATCTTAATAATTTAAGAACACCACGATACTCAAATGTTTTAGATCTTACATATTGGGATGTTTCTAACGTGACTGATATGTCTTATATGTTTAATGGTTTTACTTGTGGTATAACTTTTATAGGTATGAAAAACTGGAATACTTGTAGAGTAACGAATATGGATTGTTTAGCAAATAATAATATTTTTAACTCAGATATCTCAAATTGGGATGTTTCTAAAGTTCAAAATATGAATAGGATGTTTTACGGAGCAACTTCTTTTAATCAGGATATTTCAAATTGGGACACTAGCAGAGTCACAAATATGAATGGAATGTTTCGTGGATCACTTGATTTCAATCAAAATATCGGAGAATGGGATACTAGCAAAGTAGAAAATATGTCTGAACTATTTTACGCAGCAATTTCTTTTAATAGTCCTTTATACAAATGGAACACTAGTAAAGTAATATCTATGAATCAAATGTTTAGTGGTGCTACTAATTTTAACCAAAATATTAACAAAAATAGAACAAGTTGGAACACTAGAAGAGTCGTAAATATGCATAGGATGTTTTCAAGAGCAACTTCTTTTAATAAACCTTTAGATAGATGGGATGTAAGCAACGTAGTAGATATGAATGGTATGTTTGAAATGGCAACTTCTTTTAATCAACCTCTTCCGTGGAATACACAAAACGTTGAACATATGAATGATATGTTTAGCGAGGCAATTTCTTTTGATCAGGATTTAATATGGAATATAAGAAATCTTAGGTTTAGAAGAGATATGTTTTCTAGATCAAGAGGACGTCTTATAAATCATTATTAATTTAATTTTTTTTACCTATTTATATACTAAATGAATATTTCGAACATGCAAATAGATGATGATGATCTTATTGCATCGGTATACGATATTGGATTTCAGAAACCATCGTTTCTCAGAAACTTTAATACATTTATGCAACAAAATAAGTATGGCGTAGGGCCGACAATCTATGGGAGAACAATGTTATACTCAAAATCTGGAAGTGTACCACTTCTAAATAACTATGTTGAGGGTTGGTATTACCATATGACGTATGAGTTTATTCATTTTGGATGGCCAAGAAGAGGATATAATGAAAAATTTGAGTTTCAATCTGCATTTATTTATGGACCCGGAAACATTCCTAAATGGCTATTACAAGATGTTGTAGACGAGATTCTTAAAAAAGTTACAGATGTCACAGAAATTTGGCTATGTAGTATAAATAATTTTCAGAATACGGCAATTGTTGTTGTTAACAAAGACGGTTTTTACGACATTTTTGCAAACTCAAACGATGATGAGTTGGATGATTCTGATAAGTGTATACTTCATAGACTCAAAGTTATTAAAAAGAAATATACTCATAGTTCGGAAAGAACCATAGGATGGATAAAGATTGTAGAAGAAGGTCAATATAAAATGAATTTGCATCCTGAGGATCGCGAGGTTCTGACTGAACGGAATCCTAATCCAACAGATATTGACAGTACAATGTTATATTTTGCATTTCCTAATCCAACAGATGTTGGATGTGCAATGTTATATTTTGATAATCCTCCAGTCCATAACTCGGGTAAATTTGAATCAAACGGAGTTATTTCATACTCTCTAAAGCGTGCATCACTTATAAGAGGTGCACCTCTAGTTCTAACACGCTTTCTTATTCGTGCAAATGATGATCGTAGATATTATGGCTTATCTCGCTCAAATCCTATATTAAAAAGGCTGTACTTTGCATTTGCAAAACGTCGTTGGCTTACTTTTCTTAATGCAACAAGAACAATAGCTGAAAATGCAGCTCATCCTGAATCAATCGGATTTGCTGGTTCAATGGGTCGTTTTAAGGGCATAAGTAATCAAGATCCTTTTTCTTCTTATAATGATTGTATGGAATATAAATCTAATAGGCATTTGTTGCGTTTTGCACAAGAATTTAACAAAGCAAAAGGGCTTCCTCCACCTGAAATTGGTGATGACGACGAGTGGAGATCACGCATTTGTGCAGATTTGAGTAGAAAAAATCTTCATACGGAAGAAGAATTTTTACATAAAAATGCTGATTCTTTCTCTTCTGGAACAATAAAAAAACCAATAACAAATAATTTGAAAGAAAGACTACAAAAACGGGAAAAAGATCGTATGCGAAAACAGAGAATATATAATCATTTAGAAAAAGGAAAATCAGTATTGGTACTTTGTCAACGTAAAGAGAGTCTTAATGATAAGTCTATAAAAGAATCTGTAATTCCAAAACTAGAATATATTATTGAAGATTTTTTAAAAATATCTGATACTGAAAATGTTGATATAAAATACATGGTTAATCTTGAGAATCCTGATAATGATAAATCTGATTTTAATATGATTTTAGATAAATCTGACTCTAACGCAAACGAGTTTATCAAAAATCATAAAGATTTTTATGATCTTATTGTGTTACAAACGTGTCCAGATTATATTATGGATTTAGGATTTATATATTATATATTAAAAACTAAAGGACATATACTAATAACTAAAGTTGATTATAATGGAGAAATTAATATTCTTGAGACGTCCGAATATAATAATATAATAAAGAAGTATACTGAATTTGGTTTTACTCCTATTCAAGACGATAATTTTATTGTATTCCAAAAAAATAAATAAGACTATTGTAACAATAATTAAATTATATAATTTAATTATCTACCACCGTTCGAGTATGCAATTGTATTACTTATATTTAGTCAATAAATTTGAGTTTAGGTGTAAAAAGTTCCATAAGTTCATTCAACAAATTACGCCTAACCTTATATCTGAACTTATATTGTTCCAACACGAAATCAACAACCCCGGGAAATGCCACTGACAGTACTTGATCCAATGGATTTGCTAAAGCTTTTAAGTAATAAAAGTAATCAATTTTGATAGCATTTTTGTGTCTAGAATAATATTCTGCACATTCAACCTTTTCATATTGTTTTGCAGTATGTCTTTCTGGATCAGTTATTAAATACTCTAAACGACTTCCAGCATCTACTCTTTGACCTCTTCGTTGCATACGCTCTGCTAGTTGTACTTGTGCTGGTAAAGAAAGTAAATAATATTCTTCATCATTTTCTGCACCCTTTTGTTTTAATTGTTCTTTTCTTTCAGCAATATCAGAAGAAAGTATTTTAACAGTATAATCTCCAACCTTAGCTTTTCTAACTCCTTTTTCATTTGTAAATGCTTCGGGTTGAAGACCTCCCGAATTTCCTACAGCTTTGGTAACAACAAAATCAGAATGCGGATTACAACCAGAAAACATTTTATTAATTTGTTCTAGAACCCAATACAAAACATCATCTTTTGGTGTTTTATCTGCAATATGATTGATAACCCCTTCGTACACGACTCTTACAAAATTACTATTATCACGTCTAGCAAGCAATACTCCTTTCTTACCAATGCTATCTGAATACACTAATTTATTTCCTTTTTGTTCTACTTTTCTGTACATATACCTCTTTTTGGTCAAAATGAAGAAAAAATTATACAGACAACCTTCAAACTCTAATTTTATAGGAGGCGGGAACAACTTTGTCAATTCATCAGCGACAAATTCAGAATACTTCCATAATTCTTCATCCGTTTTATCTTTCATTAAAGGGAAATTAATGTAATTACTATCTGTATCACCATATACCAATTCTCCTCCAAATTTTTTAACAATTGTATTTGCTGTAATTTCAATATTTTTACGACCCATATAAGTCGTGCACATTGCACCAGGCATAAAAGGAAGATAACCTCTTCTTACTCCCATAGCACCATACATACTATTAGCAGAAACTTTATACGCTAATTGACGTTTGTCTAATACATTAAGCAAACTATTCAAAGATTCAATTTCTTTAATGTTATCTCCATCACAAGATTCTAGATGTCTAATTTTTTTCTTAACATTAACCATGTCAACAGTTCTAGTATGAGAACGGGCATCTAAAAGATTTTGAATAATAGTTGGTAAAACCCCGCGAGGTTCTTTCAAAAACCGGTAATATCTTTTTGCACACATAGGAAATTTAGGCTTACTTTTGTTTAAATCTGAACGTTCTTTAACATATGGTTTAAGAGCATCTACAAGAATTTGTATTTCATCACCTAATTCTTTCTTCCTAAACTTGTCGGTTGTTTTATTTTTTTTATCTCTAAGTTTTTTAATATCTGCTTGTTCTTTTTCTATTAATTTACTCAACTCCATTTTTCTAATAACTTTGGGATCGTGTTCACATCCAATATGATCTTCCCAATGCATTATATGACATTTATTATCTGGAATATCTGATTCATCAGACACCCAAGTATGGTAATCAATATTATAAGCAATAATGGTAGTTGGATACAGAGAAGCAAAATCAAAAGGGATAACCTGATTATATTGACCTGGTACTGGCGGAAATACATGAGCACCTACATATCTCTCTGCTTCTGATACTTGATAACCATCCTTTTCAACAACAATGTTTTCGTACATACAATATTTATAAAGTTGACTATACACTTTTATCTGCTGTCCTTGAGTATACAATGTAAAAATAGGTACACAACAAGTTTTTGCCATTTCTGTAAGACTTGTCCAAGTTTGTAGCTTGTCCATAAGCATCACAGTTAGCATACTATCTTGTACACAATATTTCCCACAAATCGCCATAGCTTTTTGTGACATTTTACTATATTCACCATCTTTATTCTTTGTCACACCAATCCTATAACATTTGAATATTCCTTTTACACTGAGTGGATCTTTTGTTTCGCCAATAAAATGTTCAGCAATTGTTTTTAGCTTGTAATTGCTAAATTTGAAATCTCTCTTTACTAAAGGTAAAAGGTCTACATATACTCGACCTTCCGCATCAAGAAATTGAAATTCTTGATTCTTATATGCAGAAGATGACCATTTAATTGTTTTTTCACGTGCGTGTGCGTATTTATGAAATCCTTGTTTATCAAAATCAAAAATACACATATGAAATTTTGCTCTATCAATCATATAAGGAATATCAAAACCTAATATGTTATAACCAACAATAAGATTTGGATTTTCTTCTCTAATAAATTTAGTAAAACCTATTAAAAGATCCGCTTCTGTATCATACATATAAATGAGTACGTCTTCACCAACAATATTCTGATCTGGTTGTCCTAAAGTAAGTAAGTATTTTTCATAATTTTCTTGATTATCTCCATATCTTGATATTACACAAGAAATTTGAAATACTTTGTCACCTTGTTTATTTGGATTAGGCATAGCTGATGGATTTGAAGAATTAACCTCAATATCAAAACCCATAATTTTTGGACAAGGAACTTTGTCGCTAATTATTGGAAATAAATGTTTCCATTTTACTTTAAACTCATAATCACAAATTGTTAATTTTTCACCTTCTTGTTGAGCTTTACCGTGAAACTCTATCCATCCTGCCGTAGAAATTTGTCTGCAACAAGTCAGTTGTAAAATAGGATCTGCATCCGATTCGTGCATTTTTAATTTAATCATTCCTATTCCAACCACGTTTAAAGAACTTCTCAATTTGAAACCAAGCGTTTTTATATCTTTTCTCGCAGAAAAAGAACAAAACAAGAAGGGAAAAAGTTTTGTCGAGCCATTTGATTCAATATGAGCACCATATAATTTCTTTTTCATCATTAACATTTTTTTTAAAGGTTTTTGCCTATCTAACAACTCGTCTATCTTATTTCCAACAAGTTGTGCATTTCCAGCATTCCAACGTATTTTATCTGGAAGTTCAATATAAACATAAGGCGTAAAATTGTCAACTCGAAGACATACATTTGCGTTATTTTCGTCGATCCCGTATATTCTTATGGAAGTAATTTCTTCTTCTTCATCATCTATATGCCAACTATAAGGAAAAATTTTACCAGTCTGCATTGTTATTTGTTAATGTACTATTTTGCTTTTTAAAACCAATTTTAGTTTTTAGTATTTTACTTTCATTTAAAATTTTTAACACTTAAAATTATATCAATCTACTAATAAGAATGAAAGATGAATTAAAAATTATAAAAAAAGTTAAACCAAACTTGTTAAATAAACTCGTATTATGTAAAAATTCTCAATCACACTACTCATACGGTGCATACTTATGTGCAAATAAGAAATCTACAAAGATTGAGCGTATTTATAATTTATTTCTCTTTTTAAACGCTACACGATAAAATGGTTTTCCTAAAAATAACTATTTTTGATTATAATCTTAATATAACGAAATTTAAAAATGATAAAAGTATATAATCTTTAATCTAAACAGTTAATACGCATTTAATTAAATGAGGTGTTCAAAAAGGAGTCTTGATTGTATCGCTTCAAATACTAGGTCTAAAAAACAAAAACTTTGTAATGATATTGCCTTGCAAGAAGAACAACCAGTTTTAGATATGGTTTCAGCAAGTCATTTATATAATTATATGATTAATGACTCTCTGGTAGATTGGTTAAAGCTTGGTAATTGTCGTGGTGTTCAAAAATCTTTATCAATTCATTCTTCTTATGGTTTTACAGAATTTATTATGAACAAAGGTGCAGAATTTGAAACTGAGTTAATAAAGTATATTAATCAAAATAAAATTCCTGTTGTAAGTGTTTCAGAATATATTACAGATGAATCTTTGCTTAAAACTAAAAATCTTATGTTTTCAGGAACACCTCTTATTCATTCGGCTCCGGTAAGAAACAATCTAAATTATACTCAAGGAGTTATTGATATTTTAATACGTAGTGATTTTTTAGAAAAATTAGTAGATACTATTTGTTTATCACAAGATGAAATTGTAACTTCCGCACCAAATCTTAAAAAGCCATATCATTATGTAGTGATAGATATTAAGTTTTCAACGTTACCTCTAAGAGCAGATGGAATACATCTTTTAAATTCTGGAAGTTACCCAGCTTACAAATCTCAGTGTTTAGTGTACACTGAAGCAGTTGGTTTAATTCAAGGATTTACAGCTCCATATTCTTTTATTATGGGACGAAGATGGAAATGTAATAAAAAAGGATCTGAAAATTACAATAAAACATGTCTAAATCGTTTAGGTAAAATTTCTTATAATTCTGTTGATTTAGACTATAAAAATCGAACTAAAGAAGCAATTCAATGGGTTAGAGATGTAAGACAATTCGGTCATACTTGGAGTATAAATCCTCCATCTAGAATTGAATTATATCCAAATATGTGTGTTGATTCTGGAAAATGGAATACTGAAAAAGAAAAAATATCAAATATGATAGGGGAAATTACTAATATTTGGTATGTTGGTGTAAAACAAAGAAATATTGCAATTAAGAAGGGAATTAAGACTTGGCGTGATAACAGATGTTCTAGTGAAAAAATGAATATATCTGGAGTTAGGGGACATACAATAGATGCTATTTTAAATATTAATAGGCAAAATTCTGATAAAATTAGACCAGCAGTAATAAAAAGCACTTTATATAATTGGAAAACAGAAAGTAATGAATTATATGTTGACTTTGAAACAATGAGTGATATTTTTTCTGATTTTTCGTCGCTTCCTGAACAATCAAAAACAGACATAATTTTTATGATTGGTGCTGGATGGTGTGAGAAAGGGCACTGGAAATATAAAAATTTTATTTGCTCTAAACCAACGCATGAAGAAGAATATCGAATTATGAATGAATTTTCTCAATTTGTTATTGATCGTGGTAATCCTAAAATATACTATTGGCACGCAGAATCAAGTTTTTGGAATTCTGCAGAATGTAGACAATTTGAATTTGCGAATCAAAGTGGTGATACAAAAAAGAAAAATAATATAACTAGCTCTTGGAAACTAAAAAATTGGGCAGATTTATGTAAACTTTTTCGCGAAGAACCAATAGTGATTAAAGATTGTTTTAAGTTTGGTTTAAAAGCTATAGCTGGCGCTATGAGAAAACATAATATGATTTCTACTTATAATAATAGTAATTGTGAAAATGGTGCTAATGCTATGATTTTTGCTTGGAAAACGTATTCAGAATCTGAAAATCCAGAAAATTCTGATGTAATGAAAGACATTATTACATACAATGAGTTTGATTGCAAAGTACTTTGGGAAATATTAACTTTTTTACGAATTAATCATTAATTCTTTTTAATCTTAGATTTATATTTGTGTTAAAATGTAAATCTTTACTTAGAGTAAAATGAGAATAGAGATCGATAAAGAAAATCCGATTTCAATGGCATATAATAGTATAATTATATCGTTTGTTATTTTTGTAGGACTTTTTTATTTGTTTACACCAAGTTGGGTTCAGGTAGTAAATCAAATTACAGGAACACTTTCAATATCTTGGTCCTTAATATTATGTTATTCAATAACATTTTCATTTGTTTTTGCTATTTTTGTCTTTATGATTATTTTAAACAAAAGAAAAGAATCCGAAAATATAGGATATGAAATAGAATTAAAACCAAGTATATTTATAGGAAATTAAATAATAACTTTAAATTTTACTTTGGTTTAAACAAGACAAAAGTAAATGCAAAAATGAGTAATCCAGCGACTATCGAAATTCAAGAACTTGATCCTGAAATTATTCCTCCTTTAACTCATAAAATAAATGACCCTGAATATAATGGAGGATCTAAAATTGTTGTAATAGGAAAACCAGGTACAGGAAAAAGTACTCTTATTACGGGTCTTTTATATTCAAAAAAACATATCTTTCCAATTGGAATGGCTATGAGTGGATCTGAAGATACAAATCATGCCTTTTCTGAATTTATGCCAAGTACTTTTGTCTATAATGAATATGATGAAGAAAAAATTAAAGATTTTGTAAAACGACAAAAATTAGCTCGACAACATCTTGAAAATTCTTGGGGTGTTATTATTCTTGACGATTGCACAGATGATCCCAAAGTTTTTAGTAAACCATTACAAAATGCATTATTTAAAAAGGGTCGTCATTGGAAAATGTTTTATCTTCTTTCTTTACAGTATGCTATGGATATTAAACCTGCTATTCGAACAAATATTGACGGTATTTTTATTCTTCGTGAACCAATTGAGTCAAATCGTGAAAAAATATATCGTAATTATGCCTCAATTATTCCAACATATGAACTTTTTTGCGATCTTATGGATCAATTAACCGAAGATTATCATTCTATTTATATTCATAATGCTACTCGTAGCAATAGATGGCAGGATTGCGTATTTTACTGGAAAGCACCAAAAATACCAAAAGGATGGAAATTTGGATGTCCCGAATATTGGGATTTTCATAATGCTAGATACAATACTGAATATACAGATCCTATTGGCTTTTAAAACTATTTTTTTACATTAAGAAGCTCTGCGTTTATTTTTGCAGCTTCTGTGTATTTACCTTGATCCCATAAAATTTTGGCAACTTTAGACACAATTTTTTCTGTTTTAGATTTTGTGTTGATTTTAAATGTACGTCTTACTCTCTCAATAATAGGATTCAAGATAAAATGCATAAAAGAAATTTGTTTATTAAAAAATTGAGAACTTTTAGGAAAAAGCATTTGTTTTTGTAAAAAACTTTTAATTTTATAAGATAATGTTTTTGGAGGAGAAGTAATAATCGTATTTTTATTATTTTTGCATATTTTTACACCGCAATATCCACAGTATCCTTCTGTACAATCACATTTTGTTGTATTTTTATCACACACAATAATTTTGGTCTGTTTTTTTCTAAACATAAACCACGAAAAAATAATAAAACCAGTTCCTGAAGCAATTCCAGAAACTAATAAAATATTAAAATCAGATATAAATGAATCCATTTTATAATAGATAAATATTTAGTTTTAAAATATATAATATTTTAAATACAAATGTAGCCAAAAACAAAAAAATTAATTCGGTTAGATTAGATTTAAGTACAACTCTTTTTTCGAATTTGCTAATAGTTTAGTGTAATCTCTTGTTTATTTATTACCTTGTTCTATGCTGAGCGTCTTGTAATCTATTTAGGTCGATAATTTCTTCCTGACTAAATACCCTTTCTGGTATATTAGATCTATGCCTAGATACAGAAGACAATTGATTTTCTTCTCCTGGAAAATTCCATTGACTTTTTTTTGTTTCTAAATTAACATAATATGGTCTGCCTATGTCAATTCTTCTACTAAAACGAACTTCCCAATTTTTTGGAAGTTTTCTGGTTTCTGGTGAATACGAATTAGGTGAGAATCTTACTGATGAACTTGTATACATTTTTATTTATTAAAAGATAATAAATAAAATTATAATAAATAAAATTATAATATCAAAACTTTTATTAGTCAATTATTTATATATTACTTGCTGAGCGTCTTGTAATAGATTTAAGTCGATAATTTGTACCTCTTTAAGATCCGATTTATTAGATTTTGAAATCATATTTGACAGAGTCAAATATTTATTTAGATTTTACATAGAAATATTCTTAAACCAATTTTTTTTAATAATCACCTATGAAAAAAATTAAACTAATATTTCTAATATATAAATGGAAAGAGACGAAATATGCTGGTATGAAATGGTTAGTAATACGTATAGAAAAACGTACAATGTAAATAGAGAGACTGGGGAATCACAATGGGGATTACCAACCACATTAAAAAAACTTCCTACAGGCTGGGAAATGCATTTGAGCCTTAAAAATGCACCTGGCAAATATTACTACTCTCATAAAAAGACAAATCATGTGCAATGGGATGATCCAAGTCTTTTATATAAAGATGAAAAAATCTCTATTCCTTCTAATTGGCAAGAAAAAACAAGTAGATGTGGTAATGTTTACTACATAAATAAAAAAGAAAAAAAATCTCAATGGAAAATACCTGCAATTGTAAATCCCAAGTCTTTTACATTTGTTATTCCCCCAGATGATGAAGTTGAAATTGTTGCATCTGTTGAAAAAGGAATACGTAAAAGTGTTGAAAAAAAATCTCAACCCCCTAGAGCTTTAAAATGGGATAAAAACAGTTGTTATCTTGATAGTGCACTTTTCGCATTTTTTGCTGGGCCAACAGAATTTATATATAAAATGTTAAACGAAGACATAGAACAAAATATAGATATTATGATTCCAAATGTATGTTATATTAATAATGAGAAAAAAGATATAGAGAGTCGAAAACGTGTACAAGAAGAATTACGTAAAATATACGAATCTATTATGGGAACTGGTCCAAAAGTAGATTTCTGTACAGACCTTCGAAATACTTTTAGAAATTGTCTCAATTCAGAAAGATATGATAAAGGAGGAATAGGAGATTCTGGTGAATTTATTACATATCTGTTAAGTATTCTTTCGTTTGAACCATCAACTATAAATATAAATAAGTATGCTACTAATATACTTGGGACTAATTTTAAAAAAATAATTGAAGAAAAAGATGATTATGATGTGTATGAATCTAGTAAAATTGAGATTTTAGCATCTCCGGTACATGTTATAACATCTAAAATAATAAAAGGAATTGGAGATGACCAAATGAACATTTCTGATTTCTTGATACAGGTTGATGATACTGGAACTCTCGAACAAAAATATTTGTTTTCTCCAGAAGATGGTACTGGTAGGAAATATCAACGTGTTATAGAGACTATAAGAATAGAATATACTCCTTATTTAATTTTTAGTCTAAAAAGAGTTACAAAAGAGAATCCTAATAAAATTATTACCAATAGAGTTATACCAGATGCTCTTATTACATTAGGAGATAACCAAAATTTTTCTCTTTCTGCTGCAGTCATGCACACCGGTCGTTCTCATTATGTTGCAATTGCAAAGTATAATGGTGTATGGTGGTATTATAACGATTTAGATTATTTAGATAACAAACCATTAGTTCAATATAATAGTTTTGAAGATTTTATCTTTGAAGTAGAAAATAAAAGAAGTGACAAAATTAATCCATTAACTCACGGCACTCAATTTTATTATACTCCAGTGAATGTCTAACAAAAAGTGTGTAAAAAAGATAATAAGAACAACAGTTCCTACCTTTGGAAATAATTTTCTTATTATTTAAATCTGATCAGAATAACGATTTTTTTGCAAACTAAAATATCAAGTTTTTAGTATATACCATAATTTAAAAGTTCCTTAGAATATAATTCAAATATTTTTTTCTCGAAAAAGTTTATTTAGAGCAAATAGTATTTTCTCTTGTTGCAAAAATGTATAAAGCTCTCGACTTCTAATCGAAAGATTTCGGATACGAGAGTATTTTTAACATCTCAATTTTTTTTGAAATTGAAATAATTTTGTGAGTCTAAGTGACAAAAATAAAAGTAATAAATTTTTAAATTTGAGTTAATGTGTTAAATGTAAAAAAAAAGAAAAATGAAACATTTACGTTCTCTTTTTTTTCCAAGTGGAAATGTTCATCCAAAATATGTACAATATGTTGGGTGGTCTTTTGTTTCAAATGTTTTAGTTTCAATGGAAAGTGCTATGGCAACTCACAGTATGCTACACGCAATTGGTTCTGATGTTGAAACTATTAGAACAGTAAATTATATAGGAAAAGATATTATAGGACAAATAGGCTGTTTAGCATACATTTCTAAAAGTGGAAAAAAAGCAGATAAAGAGCCTCGACAATTTTTGGGTTATTCTAATATTTTACAACAACTTTCTTATGTATCAATATGTGCTACACCTATGTTACCAGAATACTTTTTACCAGTAGCAGGCGTTTCTAATATTTTAAGTAATATATCTTTTATTGGGTTTGGAGCTATTAATGCAAAGTGTATTCAAAAATTGGCTACAGATGAGAATATTGGAGAAATATATGCAAAAGTATCTGTTTTTAATACAATAGGAAGTAGTGTTGGTCTTTTTATTGGGTTAGGAATTATTACTGCTGTTCCGGATCATTATTCACGAATGTGTTTTATTCCAGTTATAGCATATTGTCGTATATTATCATTCAACCGTGCTGTAAATGGACTTATTGAGTAAAAACATCATTTTTATTTAAAATTGAAATGCCATTCTAATCATCTCAATTATTTGCCAAGTTTGCGGAACAAAGTATTCAAGTATATCAACAGATCCACCATTGTGTTGTTATTCTAAGGGTGATCCAATAGAATAAAGGCACCTAAATAATTGACAAAAGGCGTAACATCTTGAGTTCAAAAATATTACACTTATTGAAATAAAATATCCACAATAAAAATTTAATTTTATATATATAAAATTAAATTAATAAATGAATCAAACATGGCAAATAATTGAAATTTCGAATCAAAAAATTGTCTTGGTAAATTATATAACAATGGAACAAAAAATATGCTTTTTAACTTATGAAGATGAAAAAACACTATTGCCTAAAGGTTGGGAACGATGGTTTAGTTCTACTTACAGATCATTTTATTATAGATATTTTGATGATAAAGGTAACGAACAAGTTCAATGGAACAGTCCAAAAAAGATTAATTACAAATATTCTCCTATTAATGATGAAATTAAAGTTGAAGTTAATTTAGATTTGAAAGAGGGGTCTAAATTAAATGATGTTAATGGAGATATTATTTTAGTTTATGATAATATTAAGATACCATGCACTGTTAAAACATCCGAACTTGAAATAAATATTCGAATAATAGGAAAAAATGATTGTCTTGATTTTTCAATCTATAAAACAAAACCTTTTGCATACATACATGTACTCAATGTATATGAAAATGATTGTCCACTGCCAGAAACATCACAGGGATCATTCTTATTACGTCTTGTTGATGAAATATGCAGACAGTCATCAGATGTAAATATACTGAAGTTATCGGATGAATCGTACATTATATGCAATGGAAATACAGTTGATTTACAATTTTTAAGCTTGATGAAATACGGTGTATATTGGTACGAGAGAAACGGATTCTCTTATGAAAGTAAAACGAAAAAAGATATTGTAAATAAGATTTGCAACACATCTGTACAGAAAATAAAAGATTTTTTAACAAGTTTTCTAAAAAATTTTGAAACGGAAAAATTAAAACTAAATGATATATGGAAAAAAAATGATCTTGAAAATTGGTATCTAAAATATCCAGAGTTTCGTAATTATGATTACGTTAATAGTATCTCAAATACTGACAAAATATTTATGTTTAGAAAAAGACTGTATCAAAAATTGATTGATAATGAGTATGATTTTTCAGAACTACCAGATAAGATTAAGATTGTTCTTGATATATTATCGAAATACCAAGAAAATTTAGATAAAGAATCCGACGAAGATAAGATACATAAAATAATAATAGAAAAAGATTCGTTAGCGTATTTTCTTACTTATGTATGGAGTAAGAATTGTTCTCACTATGTAAAACTTATGGATGTTTTATATCCTAATATACGAGAAGGAAAAATGTATATTGATGAAAGCATTTTACTAGAATTTCCTAGAGATTCATCTATGGTAAAAGTATTTTAATCTATTATTATTCTTTATTGTAAAATAAAGAATGTTCGGCATTTTATTATTCGATATCGCTATTATCAGATTCTGAAACACACATTTCCTTATCCAAAAGTTCTTTTGATTTTATGTAAACGGAAATTTTTCCTAAACTACCAACACTTGAACGGAAAAGCAAAGGCAGATCATTAGACCCAGAAAAAATTTGCATTGTTGAACTAAGTCCTGCGATTTTGTTAATACGTGTAAATTGATCTGTTGTAAAAGTAGCCTCGTAAAAAGTTGATACTTGTTCAACTTCATTTTCTTCATCTGAATCATCCGTTTCTCCTAATCTTACTTTACGTTTTAAAATACCATCTGCATCAGCAATGAAATCAATATGGAAACCTCTAGCTTTTACACGAATGTTTGTACTTCCAATACTACTAAGTTCTTTACACATTTTTTGAAAGTCGGGCGAAGGAACAATCACTGGCTTTCCATACCCCAAAGGAACATCGGCTTCTACATTTTGAATATTTTGAATTTTAATTCCAGATGTAGTAATACGTGTATTTTCTTTTGGTATCGTTTTTATACCAAGTTCGTTAGGTGTTTCAGAATTAATAAACAACTGTAAAGAATCTTTTTTTTTAATACTTTTTAACATCTTATGAAAATGATTGAGGTTTAATCCTAGACAAAATCTATCATCCGATTTAAATTTATATAAAGAGAAATTTTCCGCTTGTAAATTCATATCAACCAACGTTCTTCTAGGTTGATCAAACATACGAAGTGTTATCCCATCATCAGTTAAATCAAAACATCCATGTTTTAAATTATTTGTCAATAATTCTGCAAGTATTTTTATCTGATACGCTTCCATTGATTTACATTTGAAGATTATAGGCATTTTAATTAAAAAAGTTACAACTTTAAGTCGCAATTTTTTTATTAACGAATTCTTAATACAAATGTTGAGATGTCAAATAATACATTTATATATACATAAATATATTTCTTTAAATAGTAGTTCTCATAGAAATGAAAAAATATATCAATTTCAAACTTATGTATTCAAATAATATAAATCTTATTTATTTTTTTAATACATACTTAAAGATTTATAATATATTATAAAATGACTGAAACAACAAACTCAATTGATATAAACTTATTTTTTAATGATAAAAATATTAGAGTATTAGGTACATCTGAAAATCCAATGTTTGTAGTTAAAGATATATGTAAAATATTAGGTTTAAGTAATGTAACCGAAGTGTTAAGAAACATTCCTGACAACTGGAAGTGTTCAGCTTCTCTGAAAAGCGGTCAAGGTCTGCAGACTTCTAATGTTGTTAATCAAGCAGGTTTATATAAAATTATTATGCGATGTAATAAACCAGTTGCAAAACCATTTCAAGATTTTGTGTGCGAAGAGATATTACCATCTGTTAGAAATACAGGTGAATATAAGTATAAAAAGATATTAGATGAAAAGAAGAAAGAGAGTATATTAGACGAAAATCAGATTATAAAAGATGAAAAAACTGAATTGGTAAAAACATCAGATATAACAGAATTAAAACTTATACTACAAAATATTCAAACGTTGATTAAAGAATCAAATGAGTTGAAATCACAACTTGATAAAACAACCAAAGAAAATGTAAAACAACCAAAAGAAATTTTTGATCAAAAGAATAAATTAGAAGAAGAAAATAAGATTATAAAATATGACAAATCTAAATTAACAAAAATATCTGACGGATTGTTTAATTGTTCACTGAAACTACCTAATGGATCTTCTATTACTATTCTAATGAGAGAAGATGGTTATATTAATGCTACTATGTTGTGCAAAGCACATGGTAAAAAATTATTAGGTCATTACAACGAGAATAAACAAACGAAAGCATATTTAGAAGAATTATCAATCAATATCGGAATTCCGATATTGGAATTATTTGTCACAAATGTAGGTGGAAATCACAGTGGAACTTGGGTTCATCGAAAAGTAGCTATACATTTAGCTCAATGGTTATCACCTAGTTTTGCAGTGCAAGTATCAAATTGGCTTGACGAACTTCTTATTACTGGAAAAGTCGAGATAGGAAATGAAAAATCTGATAAAGAATTAGAATACAAATTACAGGAGAGGATAAACTTATTAACAGAAGAAAAAGAAGAAATTATCAATACATCTAAAAAACAATTAGAAGAAAGTCAAGAAGAGGTTAAAAAATTAAGAAAAAAATATGTAAAACAACCAAAAGAAGTAGTTGATCAAAAGAATGTAGTGTATCTTATGACTTCAGAAGAAAGTGAAAAGAATGGTGAATATAATGTAGGAAAAGCACTAGATTTATCCAAGAGAAAAGAGTCTTACAATCACAATAAGTTACATAATTTCAAAGTTATTTATTATATATCTTGCAAAAACTCAAAATTGATGGATATACTAGAAAGCGTCATTCTAACAAAACTTGAAAAATATAGATGTAAAGCTGGTAGAGATGTATTTTTATTACCTACAGAAGATATCACAGTATTTACAAATATATTTGATGAGTGTTTAAAGTTTTATGAAGGTATTGACGATCCTATATATCCTAAAAGAACAATACAAGAAGATAAAGAGAAACAAAAAGAACGAAATATAAAATACCAAGCAGAACATAAGGAAGAAATTAAAGAAAAAATGCATGAATATTACGAAGATAACAAAGAAATATTGTCTGATATTAATAAAGAATATTATGAAAAAAATGCGGATGTTATAGCTAAGAAACATAAAAAATATTATGAAAAAAATAAAGAGGCAGTAATAGAAAATGTTATTGAATATTATAACGATAATAAAGAACATATATTAGAGCAAAGAAAAGATTTTTATCAAGATAATAAAGAACATATATTAGAAGAAAGAGAAAAATATTATAAAGCAAATTATAAGACAAAGATATCAACTCAAAGACAAAAAAAGGAAGAATGTGAATGCGGAATGATAGTTACTCATTATTGTATGAAAAAACATAAAAGTTCTGATAGACATAAAAAAATAATGGAAAAAATACAGAGTATTGTATAATTCAAATACAATAAATAATATTATTTATTGTATTTATAATTGTCTGAGATGTTCATTAGCTGTTACTTTCTAATTACATTTGTTTTTAATATGTGTGGCTCACAAAATTTTTTTAAACTATTTACATCTCTGTCGGTTGCTTTTACATTAATAATTTTTCCATTTTTATACAAAGCATAATCTGGAAAACCATTAAAATCCGGTATAATTTTTTTAAGACGTTTTCCAAGAGGAATTTCTGTTTTTGGTTTTTTATGTCCATTTGCTTGTATAGTTGCACAAAATACATTCTTTGACATTTGATTGGCAAAATCTTGAAAAGCTGGCTTTGAGTCTTTGCAAAATTTACACCAAGATGCTTGTATCATAATCAAAACAAGCATATCTCTAGGAATTTGTTTATTAATCAAGTTTCCTTTTTTGTCAAAATCAAAATCTTCCATATAATGTACATTGTCATTAAATTCTTTCAATTCTTTCATCTTTTACTAATTAACAAGATTCTGATTTTTTTAAAGTTTCATTACTTAAATTAAAAATGGTTCGCTTTGTTTTTATTAACGAAATTTTTAAACATAAAGATTTGTTCGTTTATGAATTAGACACGCAAGATAGTGTTATTAACCGTTTAGCATCGGAACTAAATACTATACCAAAATTTTTATATTTTAATGACGGAATTCCTTCTTTAGAAGAACTTCATAAAGAAACTCCTATAAAAGTCGAAAATCTTTTAAATACTATCATAATTACTAAGAAAGAGTTTGTAGAACTACTAAACGAATTAAACCAAGAAAACAAACTAGAACAACAAAATCTACAGGTTCTTGATATTCTTTCTTTGTTTTTTGCGTATAATCAAGAATTAATTGAAAATTATAAAAAACTTGAATCCAAAAGAGCAGATTTAGGTCATATTTTTTTAAAGTTTAAAACGGATATTGAAACAATTGGATTGGATTTACGAATTGAAGAGATAAAAAAATATTGGGAAAAAAGTAAGGACAAAAGAGAGGAAATATCAAAACTTATTAAAAAAAATAAAGATGATGCATTAGTTGAAAAAGGTTTGTTTACAAATTTTCAAGAAATTGATAAAAGAATTCAATACACTGAATTTGAACTAGAAAGCGTAAAATTTAATTTTACTATAGATGTAAAAAATATTACTGTTATGGAGTTGTTTAACAATATTGTATTAAATAATGAAGTTCCGTTCGCATGCATTAATAAATTTTTTAAAATATTCAAAAATTTTACTCCACCTGAAGATTGGAGTTTTTATGACGAATCTGTTATTCTTTTTAAAGTTTTAACAAAAAAAACAATAGAAGGTTCGAAGATTGAAGATTATATTGATACTTTCGTTTCTGTTGAAGGTGAAGAAGGTGAAGAGACTGCAAAGGTAACTATGAAAACATTTATAAGTGCAAACGGTAAATATTTATCTCAAAAAGAACTAATTTCGAGATTTTTAAATACAATTACTAATTTAGGGTCTATATTTGCAACAAATATTACAGAAACTCGCGTAAATGGTTCTTTTTACTTTCCCAATCACAATATGAATAAATACGTTATAGCTGATCTTATTATGAACAATCCGACATTTTCTTCGTTAATGTCGATAAATGAAAGTGATAAGGCTAGTAAAAAGAAAGAAAGTGTATATATTCATTTTTATAATCCTAAAATAGGTAATTTAACGGCTAATTTAACAGAAAAAATAGCCGAAAGAAACGATCCAGAATTAAGAGGTAAAAATAAAGCTGAATTTAAACAAGGAACTTACTATATTCGTGTTAAAATTACATCTGCTGAGAACATAAATGCAGTACAAGCGTTTCAAGAATTATTTTCAAAATTAATGATTGTATATGATCAAGAATATCAAACAATAGTTGATTTTTACAGTGAATACATCAAAGATTTTGGTAAAATCAAACAATCTAAAACGCAAACACGTACCAAATTAACAATTAAAGACATCGCACCCGAAGTATTTGTGACAGGATATCCTCAAAGGTGTCCACAAGCACCAACAATAATTGATGATGATGAAGAATTAGAGAAAGCGTTAAAAGATGGTTATGAAATAATGACATATCCAAAAGAAACAGAAAGTACTCAAAATTTTCCATCGCGTAAATATATTTGTAAAGATCCTGTTGCTAAATTTCCTGGATTACGTGATAATCCGTTAGAAAATAACGATGTGGTTCCTTATTTACCTTGTTGTTATAAAAAAACACATAATAAAAAAGATTGTGGTAGCATTTTACGACATTATGAATTTGGAGAAAAATTAGCTGAAAAAAAAGCTGAACAACAAGATTTAATAAAAACAAAACGATTTGCAAATCAAGACTCGTATGGTACATTGCCAGATAATATAAAAAAACTTTTTGAAATTTTTGATTATGATCAGGAATATACTTATGTTAGAAAAGGTATGTATAATGGAAATAGTTCTTTTTTGCAATGTGTAATGGAAGCTATGGACACTGATATTTTAGAATCTGATGATACTGAAAAACGATTGATTGAAGAAAGAGAAAGAATGGCTACTCCAGAAAACGCAGCTTTATGCAGACAAGAAATGTACGATTACACAACAGAAGAAATTATTAATATTATAAGAAATCCAGAAGTCTATATGAACCCGAGTCTCTTTACATCTCTTTTGGAGCAATATTTTAATTGTAATATATTTGTTTTTAATCGAACAAACGAAGATGGAGAACTTATTATTCCTCGTCATACACAAGCGTATTATAAAAATAAACGAAACGCAAATTGTATTTTCATATACGAACATATTGGTAGCAATGCTGATAAAGGAATCTATGAAGGTGTACATTGTGAATTAATTATAAAATGGAAAAAAACGGATAAAAAAGATTTGACATATGCACTTCCTTATAATTCTAAAATTTCTAAAGGAGTTAGAAAAATTTTTAATCGTATGTGTCAAACGTACGTACTTAATATTGAAATTAAACAATCGTTACTCCCAGAAGATGTAAATGTTTCTGATTTATTTTTTTATCAAGGAATTGATTCTTACGGTAAATGTCGAATGTTAAAATTTAAATTTAAAGGTGTTATTGGAACGTTACTTACCGAACCAATTCAGCCTTTTCCAATTATCGAAGAAAAAGGTTGGATTGCGACAACAATTCCAAACGAAGTAGCTATTGATTTTGCAAATGATAATAGTATGGTATTAACAGGACAACGTGTAGTTAATGATGTATTAAAAGAACTGTACTTTAATTTTGGTAATATAAAAGTATCAATTCCAGTTCTTGATGATGAAAAATTTGAAGATTTGACAACAATAGATCAAGTTGAGAATTATCCGACAAAATCGGTATCAGTGTTAGAAAAACATAATAAATACAAACAATTAACTCGTTGTATTATTGAATATATGTTTTGGTTATTTTCAAGATACTTAAAAGAAGATCCTAGACGATTATTATCGGATCCAGACACAATTAACGATTTTGCGCGAGAAAAAATAAAAATAGACAAAAAATTTAAATACAAAAAAGTAAGTAATATTTTTAGTGAGCAAAGTTGTGTGATGAATGATAATAAGTTAGTAGTTAAATCAGAAGAAACTTTAAAAAGATTACTTTACACACTTAGATTATCTTTACGTTCTTTTGGAAAGAAAATAGAAAAATATCATGAAAAAAAAATTATTGAAAATTTTTACATTGATGTAACAGATTTTGATCAACACCCACAACAAGTTATATTAAACGGTGATGATTCTGTAGATAAATGGAATTTAGAAAAGAAACATAATAATCGAATTAATAATTCTGTACAAGAAGAATTACAATTGCCTTACTTTTTTCAAAACCAATTAGTAGATAATAATACCTTTTTTTTGGCACAAAACACCACAACTTTAGAAAAAGCTTTTGCGATTGCAGAAACTTGGTTTGAATCAGGATATAATCCCGGTTATGATGCAAAAGATTCAAAAAATCGGTATGAATTTAATCTTTATGGTTATGTTAACTCTACCGATATTGTTTTATATAAAATTAAAGGTGTACAAACACTAAATAATATTCGAATACTAGGTTATAAAATAGAAGGTATTTCCTTTTTTACCGTTTTGTTAGATTTGTAAAAGCATGTTTCATACTATATAAAAATAAAAGCGGACTTACTTACTTTTATTTTTTGCAATCAAGACTTTTCTTTAGAACTAGAATTATGAAAAGTCGGAGGCGGAGGAGGAAAATAAAAAAGATAATCCAAAGGAAATTTTCTACGAATTTTTCAAATTATTTAGAAAACAAAAGAAAAAAGAAAAAGATTTTTTCCTCCTCCGTTTTCAAAAAGTCGGAGGAGGAAAAATCTTTTTTTTGGAAAAATGGCTTTTTTAAAAAAGTCTTACACACACACAAATTAGAAATTTTTCGAAAAGTCACTTTAATCAGAAAATAGTGACTATTTTGATTATTTTTCGGACAATTTCGGACAATTTCGGACAATTTTTATTTTATCAGAAAAACTGATATTTTTTTGTAAATAAAAACGAAATATTTCGTTTAAAAAACAAATGAATAAATAAAAAAATGGAACAATGCCAGTTTTGTAATAATATGTTTGGAAATACTCAAATGCTGAAACAGCACCAAAAGAAAACCAAATATTGTCTGAAAATACAAGAAACGAAAGCTCTTGCAGATGATAAAGAGAAGGTGAAAGAGTTAACCTGTCCGTTTTGCAACAATCAGTTCAAAACCAAATATCAATTAAGTAGCCATCAGACACAAGCAAAATATTGTTTAAAAATACAAGAATCTAAAAATTCTAAAGAAATTGTAGTATCTTTAATCACATGTAATTTTTGTGATAAAAAATTTTCATCTAGGAGTTTTAGCAGACATGATGCAATATGTAAGAAAAAAAATGAGTTTCTTATCAAAGAAATTGCTAAATTAAAGCTTGATAAAGCTGAAGAAATTGCTAAATTGAAAATTGAGAAAGCGGAAGAAAAAGAAAAAGAAATTAGTTCTATATATAAAGCAGCATTTGAACATATAGCAAAACATCCGACTTACCAGAAAACAAGTACTAAAAACATTCAAAACAATTTGATGATTTCAAATCTTACTCCTCTTGATTTATCTCAGGCTCGTGTTGAGAGTATAATCGATGAAAAATATACAAAAAATTATTTTTATGAAGGTCAAAAAGGTGCAGCTCAAGTTATACACAAGTATCTTTCTACAGATTCAGATGGCAAATCTCAGATAGTGTGTACCGACACAGAACGTGGTACATTTCATCACATTGATGTTAACGGTGAACACGTTGTTGATTATAAAAATGTTCATTTGATAGAGAGAGTACATTTACCTCTTAAGAGAAAAGCTAGTAAATTTGCATCAGAAGAATGTGTAAAAAATCCAACTGCTTATAAAGATATTGTTATGAATGAGAGTTCTATCAGAGAACTAGAAACAAAACCAGGTTTGTTCAATAGAACAATGGCAAAACTCACAGGAAAGAATTGCGCAAGACCACTTATTACATCATCTGATAAACTAAATGATTTGGTAATCACAGAAGAGTGGTTAATAGAAAATGCAACGTTCTTAACAATAGAACATATATTAAGAGGTCCAGAAGGATTTGCTGATTACGCTTTATGTTATCCTTTAAATGATCGACTTATTGAAGAAGATTGTTCAAATCCTACATTTATAAAGTATAAGGATATAAAAGGTGATATAATAACAGATTATGGTGGAAAGATTTTGACAAAGATGATATTTGATTCAGTAAGAGAAAGGATAAGTGAGTTAATAGAATCGAATGATAATGTAAAAATTGAGTGTTCGGATATAGAAGATTCTACTTTTCAAGATGAATTCATAAATATTTTGATGAACAATATATAGACAAAAAGATGTAAATTATAAAAATAAAATTGATATTAAAAAGGATAATTTTTAATATCAAATAAAAATGCCTCCAAAGACTGTTGATAAAAAACGTTATCAGAAAAAAGATCAAATTGAGCATATTCTTCTTAGACCGGATATGTACGTTGGCTCGATACGTCCACGTAGTATAAGTGAATTTGTAGCCGATAAAACAAATGATGGTTGGCGAATTTATCAAAAAGAAATTTCTACATCACCCGCTATTTTGCGTATATTTGTCGAAGCTTTATCAAATGCTATCGATAATGTGGAAAGAAGCCGTAAAACAAAGACTCCGTGTACAAAGATTAAGATATCTATCAATTCTGTTACAGGAGAAACTTCTATTTGGAATGACGGAGATGTTGTACCTATCGAAAAAGATGCTGAACAGGATTGCTATAATCATAGCATGATCTTTGGGCAACTTTTAACGGGTTCAAATTATGAAGATGAGGAAGAACGTGTTGTATCAGGTCGTAATGGTCTTGGTATCAAGTTGACAAATGTTTTTTCAACAAAATTTACAGTAAAAGGTTTTGACCCGAAAGCAAAAAAAACACTTTTTCAAACATGGACTAGAAATATGAGAGATACATCTGGCCCAGAAATTATCAAAGAAACGAACTGTAAACTAGGTTATACAGAAGTATCTTGGACTCCTGACTTTGAACATTTTGCTCTAAACAAAGGTTACACAGAAGATATTATTCGTTTGTATTCTCGTTACATTATTGACGCATCAATGTTATCTAAAGTAGAAGTATATTTTAATGATGAACTTATTCCTGTAAAAACACTTACTCAATATTCTGCTCTTTATGATACGCCTACAGAGGAGTCTCTTCTCATTAAGATAAAGGATGCAGAAGTTTTGATTACGCCATCAAAAGAATATCAAACAATTTCTTTTGTTAATGGTGTATACACTCGTTTAGGAGGACAGCATGTAGATTCTTGGGCAGAAGCATTATTTAGACCAATTGTAGACAAATTTAACGGAAACAGTGCAAAGAGTAAAACACCTAAAATTAATATTACTGATGTTCGTCAGTTCTTTAGATTGTTTGTCGTATCTACAGTTGTTAGACCAGAATTTGATGGACAAGACAAGAATAAGCTAGAATCTCCCGCTGTAGAAGCTGTTGTTAAGAAAACACATATTGCGGAAATTTGCAAATGGTCAATTATGGATAATATAGAAGATATTATTCGTGCAAAAGAACTAGTAGTACTTAAGAAAGCCGAAAAAGTTTCTAAAAAGACAAAAATTGAAGGATACGATCGAGCAAACAAGTCAGGTACGAAAGACAGTATACAGTGTACTCTTTTTATCACAGAAGGTCTTTCAGCAAAGACATACGTAGTAGCTGGGATTGAAGAGGGTCTGTATGGAAAATCTGGTCGTGACTGGAACGGTATTTTACCTGTACGAGGAAAGTTGCTAAATGTGAGAGATAAGCCAGTAGCAACTATTTCTGCAAACAAAGTTATTTGTTCTTTAATACACGCTCTTGAGTTGAAGCTTGGTGTAGATTACAAAGATGAAAGTAATTTTAAGAAACTTGCATATGGGAGAGTATCAGTAGTTGCAGATGCGGATGTTGACGGAGTGCATATTGAAGGGCTCATCCTTAACTTCTTCCATTCTCTTTATCCTACCCTTTTGCAAAGAAATCAACCCTTTATTGTAAGTATGAAAACACCTATAGCTCGTGTAATCAAAAAAACTGGTGACTTGTTATTTTACGATGAACGCAGATTTCATAATTTTCTTGGCGAACAAACTAGTAAATTGAATGTCAAGTATTATAAGGGACTCGGTACTACAAAAGCAGAAGATGTTCCTGATACTTTTGGTTTGAAAATGGTAGAATTTGTAAATGATGACCAATCTTTAGCAAGTATGGTGAAAGCATTTCACAAGAAAAGTGCAGATACCCGAAAAATTTGGCTTGAACAATATAATCCAGAATCGTACACTTTTTCTCTTGATGATCAAGGAAAGACAACTTCAATGAGTATTACAAATTTTATCAATGGAGAACTTATCAAATTCTCACACGCGGATTGTGCGAGAAGCATTCCAAATGGAATTGATGGTTTGAAAGAATCACAACGAAAAATTCTATACGCTGTAAAGAAAAGAAATTTGAAGTACTCTGCAAAATCTCTCAAGGTAGCACAGCTAGCTGGTTATACAGCTGAACATTCTGATTATCACCATGGAGAGAATAATCTACTTGAAACTATTATTGGTATGGCGCAAGAATTTCCAGGTTCAAATAATATACCTCTTTTGTATCGTGACGGTATGTTTGGGACTAGGCTCGAAGGTGGGTCTGACTCGGCAAATGGTAGGTATATTTTTACAAAGATGGATGCACTAACAGAACTTATTTTTAGAGAAGAAGACGAAGCTATTTTAACATATGTGCGCGATGACGGTGGTAATTTTATTGAGCCAGAATTTTACGTTCCTATTATTCCAATGATGTTGATTAATGGATGTTCAGCTGGAATAGGAACAGGTTTCTCGTGTAAAGTGCCTTTGTACAATCCTCTTGATATGGTAGAAGCTATTAAAATTTACTTAGAAAATGATGGTGAAATTTTAGTGTCTGATCCTGATGATCCAACAAATATTGTTAGCATGTTTCCTGAATTTACACCTTGGTATCGTGGATTTATAGGAGATATAGAGAAGAATGGTGAAAATAGGTTTATTTCATATGGAATTGTTGAGGAAGGAAAGAAGGGTGCTATTGAAGTTAAAGAATTACCTGTTTCTTTGTGGACTTCTAATTTTGCAGAATTTTGTGAAGATTTAAAAGCAGATAAGAAACTCAAGTCTGTATCAAATTATTCGTCTACAAAGAACGTTCATTTTGTACTCACAGAAGGAGATGATTTTAGATGCGATTTGGATAGTTTAAAACTACACAGCTATCTTTACACATCCAATATGGTTATGTTCAATGAAAAACTACAGATAAAGAAACACGACACTGTAGACTCAATTTTAGACAATTTTTGTAGAGTTCGGCTTGACTATTACGAAAAGAGAAAACGATACCAACTTGACGCATTAGAAAAAGAGATTAGATATCTTGGAAATAAAGAAAGATTTGTATCAGAAGTGGTAAGTAAGACTATAAATATTATGAATGAGAAAGAAATTGATATTATCAAAGTGTTAACAGTACGAGGTTATGATGAGGATCCAAAAAAGACTGAAGGTGAAGGAGGTTATGATTATCTTCTTCGAATGCAAGTTAGAACATTTACAGCTGATAAGATTAAACAACTTAATAATGATATTATGTCTTTGAAAGAAAAATTGGACAAGTTAAAATCTAAGAGTGAAAAGGATATATGGCTTTCCGAAATTGAACAATTTGAAAATGGGTACGAAAAGTGGCTTCAAGAAATTGAACAAGAAGAAGCGGTTGCTAAAAAACGCAGGGCAACAAAGACAAAAAAGTGAAGTAAATTAAACAACTTGATATATATTTATGTAATAATACTCACAAAAGTATTATTATAGACTTTTTTAAAATTAAAATTGATATAAAGTTATTTGATTATAATAATTTTGTAAAATGCTAAGTTTGAAAGAATGTCAAGACTTGGCTATTAGCAGAGGTGGTAAATGTTTATCAACAGAATATATTAATAATCAAACTCATATGGAATGGAAATGTGAAAAAAAATCATACTTGGTTTGCTACTTTTAATAATGTTAAGAACTCAAACAGTTGGTGTCCTACTTGTGTAGGAAAAGCTAAATCAACTTTAGAAGAATGCCAAGAATTAGCTATTAGCAGAGGTGGTGAATGTTTATCAACAGAATACAAAAAAGCTCGTACTTCTATGGAATGGAAATGTGAAGAAAATCATATTTGGTGGGCTCCGTTTGAGAATCAGTATCTACAATTTAAATGAGTTCTTGTAAATGTTGAATGTATTATTTATAAATAATTTTCATCAAAATTATTTTTATTTACAAATTCGATAACTCCTTGTATACAATCTTTGATAACATATTCATTCGAATATTTAACAAAACCACAAATTAAATCGTCTAATTCATCAAAAGACCATTTTTCTTGATTACCATTTTGAACATCAAATATAATATAATTATCTTTAAAGCCAGATATGTCACTGTAAAATGGTCTAAATCTAATTTGTTTAGTATTATTAGTACCAATACCGCCTTCTGAACAATCTAAATATGGTAAGACAATATTAGTTTCTGTTTTACACATAGATAACCATTCTTTAACAATTTCTTCATTTGCGTTATTATATTCACATTCTTTTTTTAATTCTCCCCAAATATCTATATGTGGTTTAGTTACATATTGATCAATTCTAAATATTAAACGAACATAATGTGTATCCGGAATATTCATTTTATATATAATCTACATAAATTACGTAAAATTTGAAATTTTTTGAATATTAAAGATTAAATATTAATTATCTGGTGTCAGGATTTCATAATTTTTCCATTACTAGAATGTAGTTCCTATAATTTTAATTGGAAAATCCAAAAATACAACCATTTCATAATTGAAGTTTCTAAAAAGAGGTTTTTGATTACAAATTTATTATGATATATTATTTATAGCATTCATAAATCTATTATATATATAATTTAATCCATCTAATTGTCGAATTAAATTTGCAGTATCTGCTTCATCATGCGTTGTAAGTCCATCATCAATTAGTTTCTTTTCTTTGGCTAGTTTTTCATACATTTCTTCAAAAATCTTTTCACAAAGACGTTTTAAATCCGAATGTATGTCTGGATCTTTTATCATACGAATTAAATGGTTTAAATCTGAAATATAATCCCGAACGCTCCATGGGTTCATAGGTTCTATATTATCTCGTAGTATAAATTGTCTTAATGTATACAATACACCTATATTATATTCATCAAAATCATTATTCAAATCATTATTATTAGTTATTAATTCTAAATGTTCACGTAGATTGAGACGTTCTACCGCTTGTGCAAGTTCAATATGAGCTTGATATTCAGCTTCTGCACGTTGAATAAGAGCTCGACGTTCAATAAGAGCTTGACGTTGAGCTTGACGTTCTTCCGCTTGTGCAAGTTCAATACGAGCTTGATATTCAGCTTCTGCTCGTTGAATATAAGCTGGAGGTTCAGGTTCTGTTATAACAAAATTTGGATTTTGTTCCTGGTTTGGAAAATGCCATTTACTTTGACGTCCATTAGTGTAATATACTCTACCTGGATGAACATTATCGCTAATACGTCTTTCCCAACCGAGTGGAAGTGGCCGGTCGTCATTTTGCAAAGGATCACGTGGATGATGAGGTGGCGAACGAGATTTATTTTCTGGTATATTATTAAACATATTTTTATAATAATATAAATATAATTATATTATTATATTTTCAAATTTATATTTATCAAGTTGTTCGATTGGTACTTTAGTATTCTACATCGAAAATGTATAAAATTATAATCTTGTATTTGGTGTTTTATAATTTTTACATTACTAGAATGTAGTTTCTATAATTTTAATTGGAAAATCCAAAAATACAACCATTTCATAATTTAAGTTTCTAAAAACAGGTTTTTGATTACAAATTTATTATGATGTATTATTTATAGCATTCATAAAACGATTATATACAAGATTTAATCTGTTTAATTGTCTAATTAAATTTGCAGTATCTGCTTCATTATGTGATGAATATCCATAATCAATTATTTGCTTTTCTTTTGCTAGTTTTTCATACATTTCTTCAAAAAGCTTTTCGCAAAGATGTTTTAAAACAGAATGCACATTTCTATCTCTTAATATATAAATTATTGACTCTAAATTCATTATATAAGACAAAATTAGGTTAATCTATTTATAGGACGTTGATTATCTTCTAATATCATTCTTGATATTGAACCCAATACTTCCATATTAAGTTGATCAAAATTATTATTATTAGTTATGAATTCCAAATTTTCACGTAGATCGCTACCATTCCGAGCTTCTTGTTCAGCTTGTTGACGTTCAATACCGGCTTGACATTCAGCTTGTACACGTTCAATAAGAGCTTGACGTTCAGCTTCTGCTACTTCATAATATTGTTGACGTCTTTCCTCTTATTCCGGATAAGGAAAATCCCATTGACTACGCCCTGATGACCTATCAACCTAGTATGTTCTATCGGGATCAGCTGTATTACTAAAATGACGAGTCCAATTTGGTGGAAGTTGAAAATCCTTTTCAGTCTCCAGAAATAATGAAAGATACGTGTATGAAAAAATACGGTGTTGAATATCCAATGCAAAATCCTGAAATATCTGAAAAATCAATGTTAAAAGATATATGGCTTGAAGAATTTGAAAATGGTTACAAGAGGTGGCTTCAAGAAATTGAACAAGAAGAAGCAATTTCTAAAAAACGCAGGGCAACAAAGACAAAAAAGTGAACTAAAACAACATTATGAATATATTCCTTATTTTCATACAAATGGACCTAGCGATTTTGAAAGACAACAAGAACGTGATAAATTAAAAATATAAGTGTGTAATCATTTTTAATAATATATATTTATAAATATTTCATATATATATATAAATATATATTTATAAATATTTCATATATATATATAAATATATATGAAATATTTAATTGTTGGTGGAACAGGTTCAATTGGTTATAAGTTAGTAGATGAATTATTACAAATTGGTCATACTATATATGTAACAACTAGTAAAAAAGAAAAAGAGGATTCTACTAAAAAAATATATTACTTAACTAGTAATAATTTAGAGATATTAGACATATGTGGAAAATTAGATGGTGTAGTTTGGGCTCATGGAGTTAATGTTAATGATAATATTGAAAATACAATTGAACTAACTAGTTTATTAGATACAAATGTAGTATTTATTGTAAATACATTACAATATATGATTAATAAAAATATACTTAAAGATGGAAGCAAACTAGTTATTATTAGTTCTATATGGGAAAAATTATCGAAAGATAATAAACTATCTTATAGTATATCTAAATCAGCCCTATCTGGTCTAGTTAAGTCTGCTGCATATGAATTATCTGCTAGAAATATATTGATAAATAATGTATGTCCAGGACCTATAGACAATGAAATGACACGTAATACACTAAAAGCTGAACAATTAGAATATTTAAAAAATTATATGAAATTTGGAAGATTAGTGACACTAGACGATGTTTGGAAGACAGTAAAATTTTTACTAATAGATAATACAGGTATTACAGGACAATCAATAATTGTAGATCTGGGTTTTTGTGGAATAAAAAAGTATAATTAATTTATAATTATAAATAATTCTAATAAATAATGTTTAGTGTTGGAAATACAGATTTTAAAATAGAATATAGATATATAAATAGTTTGTCTATAAAATCATATGATAAAGTATATGAGGTACACATTAATAACGATAACATAAATAAAATAATAAATGATAATTTTGTAGAAGGAGATTATATAGTTGCTGATAAATATTTTGAAGGACAGATTAAAAATACTAAGATATATTATATCGAAGCAATTGAAGATAATAAAGTTATGGATACAGTACTAAATACATTAGATAAGTTATCCGAAAATAATTTTACTAAAAAGAATAAACTGATAATTATTGGCGGTGGTATAATTCAGGATATAAGTGGTTTTTTATGTGCTATGTATAAGCGTGGTATTAAATGGCTACTAGTACCTACAACAATGTTAGCTATGACAGATTCATGTATTGGTGGAAAGGTATGTCTAAATAGAGGTGGAAAGAATATGCTTGGATTGTTTGTATCTCCTTCGAAAGTTATAATATCTGATAAATTTTTAGAAACACTTGATCATAATATGATAATATCTGGTTTAGGAGAATCACTTAAGTTAGCTATTATAGCTGGTCAAAAAGAAGTTGATAAGTTTATAGAAATGTACAATACTAAAAATTATGTTGATATTATTAAACAATCATTAGAAATAAAAAAAACGATAGTTGAATATGATGAATTAGAAAAGAATGAAAGACGAGTATTAAATTATGGTCATACTATAGGCCATGCTTTAGAAGGTGCAACAAATTATTTTATACCACATGGTATAGCAGTCCTATTAGGTATGTATTATATAAATAAACTTTTTGTAAAAACTAATTTATTTAACGAAATAAACGAGCTAATATTAAGTATGGTTCCTCCAAAATTTTTAGTAAAATTAGATATAGACAAGTTATCTGGCTTTATTAAGACTGATAAAAAAAATATGGGAAACGAGATTTGTCTAATTGTTCTAGAAGACTTTGGTAAATCTACATTTATTTTTAAAAATCTTGAAGTATTAATATATGAGTTATCTAATTTATTATTGTAATTTATATAGTAATTATAAATATAATATATTGTATTTAAAATAAATAAGAATTCTTACTTTATTAATGACGAACAATACATTTTTTGGTTTACACACAATAGTAAAAAATAAAAATTACATGTGTAATTTTTATAATATTATGATTCTTTAGTATCATGATTTAAGTTTTTGTTAGACCTTTAACTCACGACTAACTAAATAGTTTAATCAATGAATTTAGAATCATAGATGGCAAGACTTTTTTCTAATCCTAAAAATTCAATATTAATTTGGTTTAATTTTTGGTTATCTCCGCAATAGTTTTTATCAGAGTCTTTTTTAATAATTTTCATTTTATCATAATCTCCTATAATCAAATAGGCTATATCTGATAATTTATATTTTGTATTATAACATATATTAATAGTTTTCTCTAACACTGACTGTTTTTCTATGTGATCAAAATAGAATTTAATTATTTTTACAAAATCATCTTCATACATAAAATCAAAATATTTATCTTCAAAAATTGTAACAAAGCTATTTTCATCGTTTTTCTTTTTTGTCAGAAAGCAACTTTTAATAAATCTATCAGGTTCTTCGTTGATATGAAAAATATTAAAAATTCTAAAATTATACATATTCAGATAAGGTAAAGATCTTTGATATATAAGATATTTAGAAAAACCATAATAATCAGTTGGTACATTATATACATCTTCTTCTTTTCTGTTTAAAATATCAGTTGAACGATCATAAATTGCTGCTGAATCAAAATTAATAATCATTTTAAATTTGTCTGCAAATTGTAGTAAATTCTCTACCATTAGTAAATTTAAATATACAACGTCGCCAGTTTCTTCTTTTGTTCTTCTGCCTCCTATTATAGCACTATGAACCAATATATCAAACTTGTTTTTATCTAAGTAACTTTTAATAGCAATTTGATCTAAAACATTTAATTCTGCACGCGTTAAGTTTGTTATTTGGTAAAGTTCTGAATTTAAATTATCTTTAATCATTTTTGCTATATTTCCATTTCCTCCTGTGATTAAAATTCTCATTTAAAAATGTTATATTTAATGTATAAATGTTAATTTTAAATATAAAGAAATAAAAAAATGTTATAAATGAAAATAGTTATATATACTTATCATTTCGAAGAAAATAGTGGTGGTGTTCTAGCTCTTTATAATTTAGGAAAACATATCAAAGACTTAGAAATTCCAAATATTTGTGTAAAAATGTTTGATAGTAATAATCAAAAAATAATAAATTCATGTTTTAATGATTATATAGATATAAATGATATAGATGATAATGCAATTATAATATATCCTGAAGTTGTTCAAGGAAATCCTTTAAATAAACCGTATGTTGTAAGATGGATATTAGCTCCTATTGGAATGAATTGTAATTCTAATATTGCAAATACATGGGATAAAAACAATTTAGTTTATTATTTCAATTCAGATGTAAAATTTGTTCAAAATCCAGAAAAAATCGGAAATATATATAAATTATTGACTATAATACATATTGATCCAATTATTAAACGAACTAATTTTGGTGAGAGAAGTGGTATTTGTTATACAAAACGTAAACAGCGCGCTCATAAAAATCCGATAAATTACTATATTTTTGAAGATAAGTTATATGAAATACCATGTTTTAGTAAATCACAGTGTGTAGAATATTTTAATAAATGTAAAATGTTTGTTTCTTATGATCCATTGACGTTTTTTACAATTATGGCTGCAATGTGTGGATGTATTTCAGTTGTATATCCATTGGATAATTTAACTAAATTAGAATGGATAAATACAAGTGCTGCTGCTGAATATGTTAAAAGTAAAGGCTTAGATAATTTAT